ATATGGGAAAATGGAAAAACGCATACCCAGATGCTTGGTATAATGGTGGTGCAAGTAAACGTAAAAATGATAAGCACGGTGTTAATGAAGGTGGACAACAAGAGATATCAGGAAGGACTGATTGGGGTCATGTTCAATTACCGCAAATAAAACACTTTCAAGAATTATGCAAATATCACAAACATATTAAACTTGATAAATTTTTGACTGAAAATTTGTATAGTTTATAATCTTCCAAGATCAGCAAGTCTTGAGAGTGATGAAGCACTCGATGGTCTGAATGCAACTTCAAGTCTTGGTTTTTTGACACTTCGATCAATTTCAAACATATTCAAACCCATTCTCGAACCACCCATACTTGCACCAGTAATCCCGTATTGTGTTGCGATGGGTCGAATCGCAAATCTTAAAATACCACTTGCATTTGTAAGGGCATCTTGAGCCAACTCTTTGATGTCAAAACTAAGTTCTTGATTATGGCTAAGAGGTTGATCAATCGTAAAACCAACAGTCAGTGATGTGTCTACGTCCGCTCCTGATGTTCCGTAAAAACTATCCCAAGCGTAAGTAGCACCCCATGATGTGCCATTAAGATATTTACCAAAATCAGCGTCATAGGTTGCAGCGATTTTGATAATTTCACAATCCAATCTTGGCACAGAGAGCGGTCCTTGCACGAAACTGGTTGTGTCACCAGTATACGCTGGTGCTGATGATCTATCCACCATGTGATTGACAATTGACAAAACCAAGTTGGCATGACCAAGTGTGTCTCCCGAGGTCATACCAGTCGCACCATTATTTTTTGTAAGATCAAATCTAAAGAATTGTTGTGAGAATATGTTTGCACCACTCGCTCCTTCAGCGAGATTAGCAATTGTTCTTGCGGACACGGTGAACCCTGCTGCACTCAAACCTGTGGTGGTCGTTGAAATTAACGGATCTTTATCCTTTCCATCTGGACTCAAACTATAAATTGATCGCAAAGCCTGTAGAAATCTACGCCCACCATTTTTGTAAACATCTCCAGAAGAACCACCGGGACCAACAAAATCATTAACGTGAAGGGTATAGACCGACATGTTATTTTTAATGTAATCATTCACACTTCCACCTAAAACACCGGGATCGAATGGTGGTTCTGAAATAATTAACGGATCGGTATTTGTTATGCCGTCTGCGGGGAACCTGACTCTCCCCTCTGAGCCGACTATTGTGCTTGGTGATTGTTGCACCGACAAAGGGTTGGGTAATTTTTTATTTGTTGTGCTTCTTCTTGGAATCGAGCCACCCTCTCTGGGAACGGTGTCTTCGACATCACCACGCACTGGTGGTCTGATTGGACCGCCATTACCCAAGTTGGGTTCAGTTCCAACAATCACGGGCGTACAGCCGCAGGGTCCACCACCCTCTGGCTTATTAATAATGATTATGGGTTTGCCACCAGTGGTATCAATGGTTTTGTTCGGACCCGAGATGATGGGACCACCATTTGAGATATCCTCATTGCCTCCGGGTTTGGTTGGGTCTACACCACCCCCGTCATCAATTATATCTTCAATAAACGCAGACGGGACTCTTCTAAGTCTTCCTTCTCCGAACGCTTGAAGTCCAGATTTAAGCCGACCTCTTCCCATGAGTTATGATCCGATGTAAGTGATAGTCGCTCCTGCTGCACTACCCGTTCCGAAAGTAATATTGTCAACATTGTTAATTTCAACAAACAATTCTTCACTTACGGACAAAAGATATGAATTTGCATCGGTCGGAGTTACGCCGCCGACACCAACACGAATATCACCTTGACCACCACTAAAGGTATTTTTAACTTTGATTCCAGACTCACAAGTAAATCCCGGTAGCGAGACAGTGGCATCGGTCGTGAGGTTGAACGTGCCAGAGGTGAATGACGTAGGAGTTGCAACGGAGGAGATTGACACGGTTCCCTCGATGTTCATCGTCGTTCCGGTGGCGTTATCAATTCCTAAAGTAATGCCAGTTTTGAAAGATGTGATATCGGCAGAAATACCACTGACAATCGCATCCAGAGTCGTACCACTGGATAGGCTCACTTCTCCAACGGTAATATCTGCAAAAACAGTGATGCCCTCACCATTCGTCCCACCGCCAACTGGCAAAGTTTTGAATGTTGGGTTAATACTATACAATTGGACAGGGAGTGGGTTTGTTGAAGTAATTTGATTCAAAAAACCATCGCCACCAATTCCGAGTTTTACGAATTGTGCATGACCACCTTCTGTGGTAAGATAGTCCGTGGCGACATTAGCACCGCCAGATCCTAAGTTGAGGGTAATGTTATCTGCGTTTGTTATCCCGGCTGCCATTTAGGTTCTCCTAATACATACTATGTAGTGAGGTCATTATGTTTGAAGATTTAGAAAAGACTTTTTCCAAACGAGTTGAGGATCGAGTCTTGAACACTGGTGAAGGTTATATGGAATCAATAAATAACCTATGTGAAGAGATTGGCGTTGAACCAGAACTCGTCGCTAAGTATTTATCTAAGCCTATAATCGAAAAAATCCGTGTCGAGGCAGAGGAGATTAATCTTATGCCAAAAACACCGAAACTTTTTTCCAATGGGGGTTGACAACGTGTCACTCTCGACTACAATTCCTACATCTGTTTAAAACTGTCTACAACAACTAAAAAAGGAGAAAACAGTATATGTCATTTGAACAACTAAAACAACGAAGTCAAGACAAGGACGCTCTCATCCAAAAACTTACGTCGATGGATGACGGCGAAAAAAAGTCATACAAAGATGATCGCTTTTGGCGACCAACTGTTGATGACGCAGGAACCGCAAGTGCCGTTATTCGCTTCTTGCCCGAAGCCGAAGGTGAAGAAGATGCTTGGGTTCTCTACTACAATCATGCATTCCAAGGACCGGGTGGTTGGTTCATCGAGAACTCCCGAACCACCTTTGGTGAAAAAGATCCAGTGTCAGAGCATAACTCAAAACTCTGGAACAGTGGTTTGCAATCCAACAAAGATCTCGTTTCTCAAAAGTATAAGAGAAAGAAGAACTTTGTTTCAAACATCCTTGTGATTAATGATTCGGGCAATCCAGAAAACAACGGTAAGGTTTTCCTTTATCGTTATGGTGTGAAGATTCACAACAAGATCATGGATGCCATGAAGCCAGAGTTTGCGGATGAAGAGCCAATCATCCCACACGATTTCTGGCAAGGTGCAAACTTCCGATTGCGTCAACGCAAAGTCGCTGGTTATCCTAACTACGACAAGTCGGAGTTTGACACTCCCTCGGCTCTCTTCGATGGTGACGAAGGTAAGTTGAAGGAGATCTGGGAGCAACAGCACTCCCTTCGTGAGTTTGTCGATCCGGCAAACTATAAGTCTTATGATGAATTGAAGACTCGTCTTGAGTCTGTTCTCGGTGGCTCGCAGCCGACTAACACGGCAGAATACACTGCCATTTCTGATGAGGTCGCACCAGCGGCGACCAGTGAAGCGGCTCCACAACGGGAGAACGTGGAGCCTGATGGAGAGGAGTCCGCTCTGGATTACTTCTCACGGCTCGCCAATGAAGACTAAACCCTTTACACGAAAAGGTCAAAAACCCTCGCTTCGGCGGGGGTTTTTTGTTATCTACCACCAAGCATAAATGGTGACGCTGAGTCGAGTGGTGAGAGAACATCACGATCAAACGATCTTGCACCAATGTTACTATCGGGGACAATTTGTGTTGGTGATGTGGTGGCATTGCTAATATTATTCACCGTGACATTTCCTGCTCCACCTGCTCCGACTCCTGTTGCAAGTCCAACGGCGGTGGCTCCAACTGTGGGAGATGTGAATGGAGATCCATCAGTGCCAAAGACCTGATTACCCAATTCCGAAACCGCAGTAATAACTTCACTTATGGCTTGACTAAAGTTCGCGGTGTCGTAGTCCATGTCAAGAAGACCCTTAAGTGATCTCTTCATCCTGTCAAGAACACTTGGTACACCACGAAGACTTTCAAATCTACTTCCCAAAGATGTAATTTTTTCAATCAAAGTTATAACATTTGTATCTCTACCTGATAACCAGTCACCGGCAGCGGAGAAAACACCACCGACTGATGATACTGCATTCGCACCCACGATTGCCGCAAGACCAGCAGCAAGAGCAATCAGTCCAGTGCCAATTTCCGCTAACTGACCACCAGTGATCGACAATCCATCAATCGTTGTGAGAAGTTCCATAGTTTTATCAAAACCAGTTTCCAAGGCTCCGGTCACACCATCTATCACACCGAGAACAGTTTCTTTAAAGGTAGTTGCAAGCGACGTAACAGTTTCTCCAATTGTTCCAACGATTCCCTCAATATTGTCACCAAAACTTTGAAGGGTTTCACCAACTGTGCTAACAATTGTGTTAACGATTCCCTCAATATTGTCACCAAAACTTTGAAGGGTTTCACCAACTGCGCCAACAATTGTCTGAACGGTTCCACCAATAGTGCCTACGATTCCAGATTGACCGTCTTCACCAACGAGAACAAATCCAATTGTTTCAATGCCTGTTCTCAGAGTCTCAAACAATTCCACTATGCCCGTCACGAAAGGTGTCAACGCCACATCAAGAGCATTGGCTAGATTCGCCAATTGTGGCTCAAGTTTTTCCATGGCAGATGCAACCATGTCGAGTCCCAGACCAAATGGCATGAGAGCAAGACCTAAAGCACCAATGGCGGCAGCACCTAAAAATACGAATGTAGAAATGGCAGGGTCACCTAAAATTCTGGCGATTCCTGCAATCGCTGTCAATGCACCAACACCAATCAAAACTTTATCAAAACGAACGCCGCCAAACTTTTTAAGGGCTAATGCAAAGGGGATCAAAGATCCACCGAGCAGACCAAGATTTAAAATGCCTTTGAAAACTTTGACGTTTCCAAAAGATGCAATCGCATTAGCAAATCCCTCGCCAAGAATAGTGCCGAGTCCTTTAGCAATCGCTTTTGGTATATTTGGGACTTTCGGTCCCTTAAACTTGATCGTCGAGGCATCCTTTAGTTTTGCAGGAGCCTTTGCAAGCGTGTCATTGAGTTTTTTCAGAGATGATCCAAGATTACCAAACCCTGAAATCAAACCACCAAAGGGATTTTTGATCGCACCACCCTCGTCGGCAGTCTCACTTTTGAGAGCATCTCTTAATTTTTCTTTTTCCTCTGGTGTCAACGCCATGTAAATATGTATCCGTCATGTGCATCAGCCTCTTGCTGCTGCTTCTTTTTGCTTTTTCTTTTGTTCCTCAATATACATGGCGACGTAAACCTGCCTCTCCCAAGGAAGCATGTTGTTGATTGTCTCAAGACTCATGTGTGCATGAATCATAAGATAATAGTTTGTGTGGATATGAGCCTCTAAAGAGTCATGCCCCACGCTTAGGTAAAAAAATTCTCAAGACCCTCCACGTTGATTTCTTGTTGTTTTTGACAAGATGGGCAGGTCACGGTGTCTTTTATACAACATCTTGGAAATTCTTCAACCTTTCCCATGATTTTTTGAACTTGCGTGAGAGAAAGTGTTTCAACAAAGTCGGTGATCTCTTTTTGCGACATGTCATCAATCTTCCACATTTGCTCTTTGTTGTAAATATACTCAATAACATGATTCAACATGCTCAGAGGATCTGTGTCTGCGACCTTTGCAAGATGAGCCATGCCTTTGACACCCACCGGCTTCACCTTGACTCCTACGCTTTCGTTGAGCATCACGGTGTCATCTTCTGGAACAGGTCTTGACAATTGAATTTTTGTAATATCAATTTCAGTGGTTCCCTCGTAGTCACACTCTTTGCATGAGAATGGAAACTCTACTGACTCGCCGACAGATCTCGCACGCATCATGACAAAAAGATGCTCAAGATCATTATATGAAATTTTATCGACATCAAACTTATCATCAATGACGCAATTGCTTACAACCTGTTTCATGACTCTCATCACTTCATCGGTTCTTTGATTTTCTTTGATGGTAAGCATCAATTTTTCTTCTTTGACCAAGAATGGTCTAAAGATTACAGTTTTGCCCGAGGGAACCACCGTCTGGTGTTCGGGGGTCACGATCAATGGTACAGACATAATCTACTCCTTAGTTCTGTTCGCTTCTTAAAAATCTATCAGTCACTTTCGCCTCGATATAATCAAAGGCAACATCAAACTCTACGAAGTTTGGTGCTGCGGCAGTAAATTCATTTCCTTGAATAACTCTGGGATACACGCTAGAAAACTCAAACTCTGCCGCCGTTCTAGCATCTCTGGTTTCACTTATAATTTTCAATGAGCAGCCATACTCTTCACGGAATCCATGAACCCCTGCATCATCAATCACAAGTTTTTGCCAAGCCGTAAAGAATCTTCTCAGTAAATTATTTTTATCATTCAAAAAAGTGATCGACAGATTCTTTTCAAATTTAAGTTCTGTCGGATGTTCATAATCAACACCAAAGGGTTTTGCGGCGATAGTGCCAATCTCCCTTCCGGGTAGGGCTACTTTCGATGCCCTCAAATTGATTTCTTCGGCTGTGGTTCTGGAGGCATCAAGGATATTTTGAACTTGATTGGTAAAACCAAACTCCACCTGATACAAAGAGGTGTTCATCGTTCCAAATCTACCTAGACTTGATTTGATTCTATTGATGTTATATTTGTCTCTTTGTCTTGCCATAAAAGTATTTATGCCGGTGAAAGCAAATTCCTGATAATTTCAGCCTTCGAATAGTAATGAACCTGCGGAGCAGTTTTTTTCATAAAACCCTTTAGCAGAGTATTTGATGGCTTTTCGTTGTAAAGTAGGTTCCAACTTTGGGGTGCTACACGAAAAGCGATTGGTCCCATTCTTTTTACTTGATACTGCTTGATCGCCGGTTTGATTGTTGAGTAAAAAATCTTTTGTTTTTTGAGGGTTTCATATAACAATGTTGATCTACCCTCAATCGTTTGGGACGTTGTTCTTGACAAATATAAATTTAAAATAACCTCTCGCAATCTCGCTGGTAGGTAAAAAAGATTGAGTCCAGTTAAAGTTTTTGGTGTCCTATCAAGAGTGATAACAAAGGGCATTACGGTGTAGTATGGGAGTGTCGCTCTACCTTTGGGAACCAAATACCTAAAAATATATGCAGTGCCACGACCTCGCACGCCAAATGGTATACTTTGAGGACGTAAGGCTTCGATGTTATTCTCTTCGTAAAACGAATCGTCAACTCCCTTGACGGCGTTTTGATATCTTCCAAGAAGGGATTTAAATTGATCTTTATCTTCTGCCATAGATTTCTTTCTCCGTCAGAATTTGAAACTTCCATCCTCTCTTTTCACATACCGCTGCGGCAGCCTCCCATTTTGCCTGATTTGTCAAATATGTTTTGGCTGCGTTTTCAAAAGTTTTCGTCATTCGCTTTGGCTTTTTCGGAGCCTGCGTCTGTTTGTATGGTTTGACCTCGATCATAACAGTTTCAATTTTTCCGTCTTTGTTTTTAAGTTCAACAATGAAATCGGGATAGTATCTGTGTCTTTTTCTGTCCACGGGGGAGTGGTACGGAATAGCCATTTCCTCTGATGCCCACCTAATCACGTTTGGGTTGGCATCAAACATCACCATGCATTTTCTCTCCCAAAGAGATCGATAATTAATTTTTGTAGGATCACCGATATATTTTGAGGGATTCTTTGGTTTATACTTTCCACTGTACGCCATACATAGTTTATGTAGGAGAAGACCATGAGTACCAATCCCGGCGATATACCACCAAATGAGGACTTTGATACCACAGCACTTTTTACTGATCGTTTATCCTCAAAGAATGTCACACAGAGATTTAGAGACAAAAACTTTGAAGGCTCGATGAAGTCTTATGTTTATCCAGAGGATCTGAGAAGCACGGAGTTTGCTCGTCGTGGTGGACAAGTTTTGCACTTTTCGATTTTTACAAGAAAAAGTCAATCTTTTGATTTGTCTCAGTCAATCAGTGATTTTGGAACAATTGCGTATGAAGGTGCAAAAGTCGCCGGACAGGTGGCGGCAAACGCAATAGCAACTAGTGAATACAATCCGTATGCATATGCGTTCGGAACCGTTGGTGGACCGGGTATCTTCACCGAAGGTGAAATCGATCAAAATCGACAAGCGGCTGCTGATGCAGCGGGAAGACAGGCTGGACAGAATCAAGTTGATTTGGTAAATTTGAAAAATTTTGTTCTTGGTGATAATCCAGATGCCGGTGACGCGAGACTTGCATCTTTTATTCAGAGTTCTGAACAGGCAAGGTTTGGATTTGCGTCAGAAAAACTTGAGGATGAGGTTATGTTGTATGTGCCAAAAGGTCTTGAGTTTGACAACACCGTTGAATACGATGAATCATCTCTCGCTGGTTTAAGTGCCTTGACTCAGTTCATTGCCTCTGGTTTTTCTGATACAGCGGCTATTAGCACAAACCTCGCACTTAAAGCATTGAAGTTGGGTAGCGTTGCAGGTAAAGCAATCGGACTTGATGTTGAGGGTG